ATTTTAAATTGCTTAATTTAAGTGGAATCTCTTATATTTGGTTATAGTCTCTTTAACGAATTGGGGGTTCGTTATCTTCCCGGCGAGCTGCAATTCAAACCAAGCCTGATAGTCCTCGGTTATACCAAAGGCTTCATAGAAATCCTCCCTACACTCTCGTGTTATGGGGGATGTCCCTACCTCATTTCCAGACAAAACCGCCGGGTATTTGTCGATGGAGCCTAGGGGCCTTTGTTTAAATCCTCTATCTATCTCATAGAGAGCAAATTGCTGCAGCATAGGTACACCAGAGTAAATTGCTAAGTCACAAATCCCATTTGTCAGCCTGAATCTTTGCATGTGGTTGCGATGTGCATCATCGCAAAAACACATTCTGGACAAAGCCCTGAATGGTTCCTTTATCATAGTCCACTGGCCACACACCCGTATCGGATTGGCCTGACAATAAGATATCTTCCTAAAATCAAATACTGGTTCTTCCATTTCCGTCTCTAACCCAAAATTCATAAAGTAATCAACACCTACCGCCTTCCTCATCTCACTTGCATCGAATATGACAACTGAGTCGTCTCCATTCACATGAATCCGAAAACTATCTAGTTTCGAAGCTAGACACCAACTTGTTATCGCCGCTATGTTTATATTGCTGTTACCATTGCTAGTGGTAAACTCCCCCGAGGCTCGCTTAGCTTTACCCTTAAACCTTAGTCCTGAAGAAGTCATACCATGACATTCCAACTGGGCCTTCAACAACATCTTCAGCAGCTCAGATTTAGACAATTTAAGCCAAAATCTATGCTCTTCTAATAAAGTGTCCTCCTCAATTGAGCCGTCATACGACCTATGATCAAAACAATAAGCTACGGGGTTAGCATACGAGTCCCAAGATTCTCTCAAACTTTGCGCAGTGTCCTTTTGGTTGCCTAATTTAGTGTAAACTGATCTAAGCGGTTGGTGGTACCAACGAACATCATCACTTAAATTCTTCAATTGAATATCAAATCCCAACAACATTTTCTTTAACAAATATAAATACTCGAAACTGCGATACTGTATAAGCCTTGGAGCCTTGCCAGTCTCAAACTTACCTATTGGTATTTTCTCGTACTTGACAAAAGCTTTGAGCTTTGTTAGAACCGCAGTTATCTCCGTATTTTTATTTATTAACCTAATTCTAGCATTTCTATATCTACGCCTAATGCCTGCTCTAGTGTGTTTAATGAGCGTGTTATAATCCACTGAATCAAACGGTTGAAATTTCGTTGCCAATATGTCCAGTTGTCTCCTTATAGGGCCTAGATCTTTCGACCTTGGTGCTGGATAATGACGACGCAATAACGCATCCAATTCGTTACAGTGGCACGGATTCCAATAGAACTGAGGTTCCAATCCTTCCATGTTTATATTATAACACTGCAAATAAAACTTTTGTTTGTGGTCGCCTACTAGACGAGCATCTACCTTGAAGTGGTCTTGATTTGTAGTGACCGCAGGTTTATCACAACACTTGCAAGGTAGTCTAAGTAGGCAATCTCAGATCTCTAATGATTTAGCCTTTAGGCGCATGTTAGGAAGTAACGCTCCACCCAAGGAGTTCTCGCGCAGAACGCGGGTCACTTTACCTAAATCGCCTGAGACTGTTTTATTTAGGTGAATCATGTTGTCGTAATTCACCTTGTTCTTAATCGTCTGTCGAAACATCAACTCTTCTTCACTGACCAAGAAAGCTGCCTGTATCGCACTCGCGTATATAGCATAATCCTCCGCAGTGTCACACTTGTGGCCTTCTCTCAACAACCAATTTCTAGCCTCAGTGGCCAGAGTGGCGATGAGATGATGGTCTCTGTGCTTCATAAAACACTTAACACGGAGGACATTTAACAAACGAGAGTGGACTGACCAAAGCTTCTTGTTCTTAGCGATCTTGTTGATAGCAGATCGCTTAGGGACGCGAACCAACTCTTTGTCGAAGACTTTTTCCGTCGCCTGAGTAGAAATAGGCATGCTACATTCACACTGTACATCAACCTCGGAAGTTTGGAACTTAACCTTCTTCGGCAAAGGCCTGGGGGCTAATTTCTCAAATTCCTGTTCAATCACCGGTTCTGTATCCATGCACATATCCTCCAAGGCAGCGAAGGTATTCTTCAACTCGGGGTTCAGGCTTTCACATATAACACGCTTACTCGCCTTGTCCACTAGTCTAGTCTCTAGAGTGACTATCTCTTTCTTTGCTGGGTTTTCTAATTGTTTTTGGACTTTATTGAATTTCCTAAGGGAGTAGAAAATTCTATTTGTTATCTTTTTACCTATAGCCAAGGGACTTTCACCCACCACACTGTCACTAGGTTTAATAACAGAGGGATCAACGTTAAAAACTGGAAAACTCATCATCAATCTACCGGAACGGACGGAGCCGATATATAAAAACAATAACGCTAGTAAACTCACTAGCGATTCATAATGAATAAATAACAAAACTAGGAAGGTTATAGGGCTTTACAATGCTTCTCCCTATATTCTGGGACAAATAATCCACAGGATTCGTGTATCCTTGTTGATAACAACAAGAAAGAAACGAGTCCCCTTTATATAGAGGGATCGAAAGAACGACAAAACCTCACACCTCCTCGCAACCCGAAGTGAAACTTCGTTATTTCGAGGAGATGTATAATAGTCGAAAAGAG